GCAAGGCGCGAAGGGGGGGGTCTGAGCGCCAGGGAGCGAGCTCGGACCTCGATACCCCTACCGTCTCACTCTAGGCTACGTATGTCGTTGTTTTTGCTACGTTTATAGCAGCGCTGTTATGTAACAGCCTGTTAACGCTGTGATTTGCACCAGTTCAGGCCGCGCTGTTACGCATGATTATGTTAAATAATTCAGTCCCGCGCGCGTGAATTCCGGGCCTCTCGCGGTGCGCGAGAGAGCGTCACTGATCGCTCACAATCGAATCGTCAGGCTGAATCAATTCGCGCAACGCGACCAGGTGTTGATCTTGAATGTTGATGCTCAGCAATGGATCTCGCCGCTCTCCCCAGTTGTCGGGATTCGCTCTCGCGGCCAGCCATTTCCGGGTGTCGATCCTGAGCTTTCGGACCTGTGCATCGTGAGCATCGATTGCTCCGTCTGCGATCTCCAGTGTTTCCTCTGCTAGCGTGTCAGCCCATCGCCTTCGCGCCTCGTAATACTTCTCCTCTCGCCCCTCAACAGACCTCAGCCATTTGTAGAACACGCGCTTGCTCACACCGATCTTCTTGACCAGCGCAGTCATGGTCATGCCGCCAGCGAGCTGATCGAACAAATCCTCTCCACCCTGCTCGTCAATCTTTCTCATTGCCGCCCGCATGATTGGCCTACCGCCCATAATCCACTCCCATCTCTCTCAGCACGTCTGACACCGCCTCCAGGTCATCGATGACGTAGAACTCATCGTCGTACTCACGATCCCTTAACGGCTCTGCAGAGCGTCTCAGGTCGCGCACATTCTTCACTGGTCTTGCTGTCGATTTAGTTTGTTTCTGCTGTTCACCTTTACGTTTCACATGAAACATCTCGAGGGTGTTAAACGTGTGATCGCAAACTTTACAGCGCCTATCCCTTAAAACGCTCTCAGAACGCCTCTGAGTGTGCGTTACCTCCGACCTACCCTGGCATATTGGACAGTTCATAAAACGCCTCACACAGCCTCTACGAGCGTCTCAGAGCACGTAGCGTCCAGATATCGTCTCACTTGCTCAGCGGCCAGCCCGTTCTTCACCATATCTGAGGTATAACGCAACACGGCATAGCCATGCTCAACGGCCAGGTTGTACTTCTCGCAATCCTTGCGAAAGCCCGCGCCGGTCGTATGTCGCCCACCAGCCCACGTCCCGCCCTCGATCTCGCAGATCAACGTCGCCTGCGGAATCACGAAGTCGAACCTGAACTTGCGGCCCGGCACCAGCATCTGCTCGCGCTCGTACACCACGCCCAGCGCATCGAGCTGCGCAGCGAACTGCTCTTCGAGATGGCTAGCCACGCTTGCCCCCAAACGCGAACCGCTTCACCTCCAAGCTCGCCGGCTCGTCGCCCCCGGCTTCGCCGGGCTCCTCGTCTGGCTCGCCGTCATCGATCTCGTAGACATACTCCTCGTTATCGAGTTTGACGGTGAGCGTCATGCCCGCCTCAAAATCCGTAACCTCAATCTTCACTGTTGCCATCGCGCCCTCCTGGCCGGCTTCGCGCAAATCCTAACCCCCCGCCATCGAGTTGCGAAATTCTGCTTCGCGAGCGGCTGCGCCGCCGCCAACCAATAGATATAAATGAACTCGGCGCACGTAAGTGCGCCAGTTATATATTTATATATATAGGGCAACTGACGCACTGACGCAGATTGCGTAAGCCATTGATTTAATTGAACAAATCGACAGCAAAAACAGACTGACGCAAAAACAAACTTACGCAACTGACGCAAAATCGCGTAAGCCATTGATTTTATTGGTTGCGTAAGTTGTTTTGGGTAACTGACGCACAACTGACGCACTGACGCACAGAACTGGTCAAAACTAGTCATTTTGGTGCTCCCAAATGGTCTTTATCCACCACCAGAACTCATCAATGTTGAGCGTGTGACGCATCGTATTTACCTGGTTACAGACCAATTGAACGTTGCCCCTGACGTACCCTTCGTTGTGGTTGATGCGGTCGATAGATGCGTTAAATGGCAGCTTTTTACCGCCCCTTCGATGGTGCGTCATGTTGAGATTCGAGAGTGCGCATTTGCCTTTCTGGGCGTCCCAAATCGACAGCAGGTCTTCATATTCGATCTCCCAATCGAAGTCCTGGGAGCGTCTCTTGCTTCTGAGTTGCCCAAAGAGCAGCTTTAAATAGCTTTCGTGGTCGTCGTTGATTCGCTTCTGACGCATCATTCGCCAGCAAAGCTTGCAGCGCTTATAGCCCTTTAACGTGGCTTCGCTAGGGTAAAACTCGGATTCGGGTTTGTCGGTTTTGCATACGTTGCATTTTAAAAGTCCATCGTCCATGAGGGAGCATCTCCTACTTCTACAAACTTGCGCATGTGCCTTTGCGCGTCAGGTCGCTCCACCACCTTCAGCTCTTTGTTTTCTAACCATGTGCTCAGCATGGTTTTAATCTTGCTCTTCACGCTCTCGTCGCGCTCGTCCCAGCCCAGCACCTGCGCCACGGCAAGCCCAACCCAGCTCTTCGAGCGCACGTCCTCGCGCCACTCGCCGTCGCGCACGAGCGCCTGCACGCGCGCCAGGTCCTCAGCCGTCACGTCCTCGAATGCGTCCGGCCATTGCCAGGGCTCCATCACGCCGATCGAGTCCCCGTTCGCGATCTCCACGCTCACCATCTTCCGCCAAGAGCTGTCGCGACTAGGCGGTGCAAGATTGTCCTTGCTGTCGGCTTCTCTGCTGTACTGCCAGAACTCGCGCTCGTCGATCCCGGCGAGCCTCGCTTCCTCTGCTGTCATTCTCTGAAGCCGGCGAACGTGCCGGGCTGCGTCCGTCAGCGCGCTCGCTCCGCGAGCGTCGCCATAGCTGGCCGATTGTCCTGCCTGCGCTTTTCTGACGTGGTGAACGAGCTCGACTGAGCAGTTGCCGAGGTCTGCGATTCGCCCCCAGGCTTTGACGACTAGGTCCATCTGGCCATTGTCGTTCTCGTTGAGCCTGTGCGAGCTGACAAAAGGATCGACAATAATTACGTCGATCGAATGTTCTTTAATGAAATCGATAATCTCTTCGACTGCAGGCGTCAGCGCGGCTTCGCCGCGCTCGCTCTCGGCGATCAAAAGCTTGCTGTCGCGACCACTGTTCACAAACAGCCGGTCTGCAAAGTCTTCTTGCTTGACGTTGTAGTGCTGGCAAATGCCTGCGATGCGTCGCTGCAGTTCCTCGAGCGGGTCTTCGAGGTTCCAAACCCAAACCCGGCGAGGCAGCGTTTCTGTTCCGAGCAAGTCCTTCCCCGCTGCCATTGCAACCGCCTCGGTCAGCGTGAGTGCCGTCTTGCCCGAGCCGCCCGCAGCGACCGTCACGCTCAGAAAGCGTCTTATATAGTGGCGTCCGTACACCCACTGCCTGGGCGGGATCGCGGCCGGGTCTGCTAGGACAAACGGTCTCGGCTCCAGCGCTGCGCGCCGCGCCTCGTTCGCTGTCGCGACTTCCTGTTCTTTTTCTGCATTCCTGCGCGCAATGGTCTCAGCCCATTTTTTGCGAGCGCCATCGATCGCGACCTGAAACTCATCGAGCGTTTCCTCAACCGTATAGCCTGGCTCTGTCCAGGCCGGCGCCTCTGCGAGGATTTGCTCGTCCGTGTAGCCGCGCAGCACCTTGCTGCCGACTTCCCTGATCATGCGCTCGTGCCAGCCGCCTTGCGCCCCGCCGTGAATCGCGACGACGTTGGTGGGTTTATTCTCGGCATCGATCAAGTCTGCAAAATTGGCTTGCCACATCGGTACGCCATCGAACGGATCATCGATGCCGATTTCTTTTTCGATCGTGTAAGTCTTACCGCTTTGATGAATAGAGCCAGGCGCGATGACGATGCCGCCCTGCCCGCGCACGTCGATCTTCGAGTCTGGGTTGGCGCTCGATCGAACCGGAGATTCGGGGTTCGCTTTAAAATAAAAGTGTTTGCCTCTGCTGGTGCTCACTTTGAGTGGCGTGTACGGCAAATTATTCTCAACCCAGATCATGGCATCGAGTGAGTCAGCATCGACAACGACATATTCTTTGCCGGTTACGAGCGCCCAGTTGCACTCAGAAAATTTCGCGGAGCTCGTCCAATAGTTCATGAGGTCTTCGCTGACCTCTTCGACCTGGTATCGCTCCCAACTTACGAGCGGTCGCTTTTGTATAGGATGCGCGGGCAAGACCGTGAGCCCTCGCTGCCAGAGATCCCACGCCCAGTCTTTGCGATCCATCGCTAGCGCCCCGCTCATCGCTTGTAGAGGTCAGGGCGAAGCTCAGCCCGATCGATGCCCGTCGCCTGCTCGATCTGTATGATCCTACGGTCTGGGATACCTCGCTCGGATCGACGCCACCGATAGATCGCCATGCGCGTGATGTCTAACTCTTTCGCGAGTTGGCTGATGTTGATCTCGTCCCATACCTTGTTAGGTGTCATGTCTTGCCTCCCTAGTCGAGACCGCATCGTAACGCCTAACTGTCCACTGTGTAAACTTTTAGTTTGACTCTTTTTATTTGCCTATCAATTTGTTAAAAAACGATTTCTTGCTTTTCTGTATAGCTTTGGTTTACAGTTCTTGCCCACTCCGATGGAAACAGCAATGAGCCAAACTTTTGCGCACAGACTAAAGCGACTCCGTGAGGCTCGCGGTATGAGTCTGCGAACCATGGCGAACGAGCTGACTAAACTGGGTGAGCCAACGAGTCATGCAGCAATCGCAAGATGGGAAAGCGAAGCAGTGAAAGACCTGTCGCGACTTCCCCGACGATCCGCAGTGGCGGCGATAGCAAAACTGTTTAACGTTGCACCAAGTTGGTTACTTGAGGAGGTTCTCCTCGAGGGCGCGCCCAAAACGACTCGCGCCGATCAATTCGGTGATATCGACTTGCTGAGCGATGAAGAATTTGAGGCGCTGTTGATGGTTAAAAATCAATTCTTGAAGGCTCGACAAATTGGACGGCCTTCGAGTGATGCGAAATAGAATTGCAGAAAAAGAAATCAAACAAACGATCGACGAATCGTTTCTAAACGAACTGAGGCAGGTAGGCACCAACGCCTACGGCACGACCTACTTCATCATCAACGACGACGATCGGCCAGACCTGTACAGCCTTGCACATAGGCCGATGAGCTGGTCGCGTTTTCTCAACAACAGGGCGATTCAAAAGAGCATTGAAACAAACCCAGTGTTTCAAAAAGCCATCACTACGAACGGCGTTTTGATCACTGATGGTTACACGGTTTCGATCTGCTTCTGCTGGCAACACGCTG